ATTTGTGACGTGCCCGCAGCTAAAAACATCGCGCACGCCGCCGGCCTCGTTCATTGTTTGGTGTAGGCATACGCCGCCGTAGCCGCCGTGCAAATGAAAGTTACCTATTTGCCCGACTAGGCTACCGTCGATCCGCTCGTAGGGCTTTGCGGATGTCTTTTTTGCGATATTGATTCTTTTGCACAAAAAGTCTAATTGCTTTTGTGTTGTCCGTTCCATATAGTGTACCTTAGCTTAGGTTATAGGCCAGTGTTGACCCGATAGCGCGCTATTGCTAACGCGCTATCAGACTACGCTATCCGCGCGCGGATGCCTGCGTACGTGTACGGTATGCCCAAAGCCTTGCAAGTGTTTTTAATACCGTCGCCGTCCTTGTTTGCCGTGCCGGCAGCTAAACCGCAGGCCATTTTGCGCGCCAACGCTTCAGGCGTGTAGCGCGCGACCGCCATTGCGTAATCCGGCGTAGTAAGCAGCGCGCGGTACTGTTCCTTGAGTGTTGCGTAGAATTGCTCAAAATTAGCCTGCTGGATCGCGTTCTGTTCGAGTGTCATATTGTGGCCTTTTAGTTGTGCGCGGATAACCAGACTGGATCGCGGCGCGCCGGGGCGTTTTTGCTGAGCGCAAGCCCGCGAGCGCGCAAGGCGTCAATCTCGGCCCATACCTTGCGCCCGTACGGGTGCTCTACGGAATACCCGCCAGCGCGGAGCGCCTCATGGCAATCAAGTAGCGCGTAATCTACTTGCGCGCGTGTGTAACTCTTGAATTTATCGGTTTCGCCAACGATAGCGTCTTTCTCGCCGCGCTCAATCGCGCCGGTGACGTGGTGCCGAAGTGCAGCTAATGGATTCATAATTTACTCCAGTTTATTAACATACGAGCGGGTGCGCGCATGGATGCTACTAACCTACATGGAGCAGAAACCGTGCCAAGTCGTATGTAATTGACTTACAAGCACATTTTGTTTTAAGCATGGGACAATTATTGGCATGTATTGCTGCTTTTTGTCACAATTTGCCGATTCTCGCCAATTATTTCACCGCGCGCAGTGTCGCGCGGGGCGTATAAGTCTTATGAGCTATATTTCAGATAATCACAAAACCATTATCTATTATTTGATAGTCCATATAGTAGTATAGCGGTGGTGGTATAGCGCTGCGCTAGCCGCGACTTTTCCGTGGTGCAAAAGTGGCCTATTTGGCTATCCGTATCGTGGACGCTAGTTAGTGCCCACTAACCCAGCTGCAAAGTGAGTGCCCACTAACTGGACTGCTAATTAGTGCCCACTAACTTAACAGTGAGTGCCCACTAACTGGACTGGTAGTTAGTGCCCACTAACCTGGGCGCATTAGTGTGTGCTTGCTAACTTGTAAGTTAGTGCTCACTAACCTGGAAGTGAGTGCTTGCTAATGCTGCAATGCAGCATAAGTAAGTGCCCACTAACATAGAGGTGAGTGCTCACTAACTTGGAAGTGAGTGCTTGCTAACGTGGGGGGGAGCCAGGGCCTTGCGCTGGCCGTGTCGGTCACGGTATCCCCCACGAACAATTTTTATTTTTAAAAGTATCTTGCAAGCCAAACGCTTACGTAGGTCAAATAGGCCAAATGGACAACACGTTTAAGTCCGTGGTATAACGCAGCCATGTTCCAGTCACTCCCACTGGCTATACGACCTAGAGTTCAGGCGACAGAGGCGCGTCTGGATGCTATATACAAAGCTGCATCTATGGGGTTAAAAGGGGATTCACTGGCACTGGCGTCTGGGATGCTGCCTTTAGAGTACCGGCAATTGTGCCAATTTGACCCATTGGCCGAACTAGCGGCGCAGAAGGGCAAGGCGGACAACGAACTGCGCGCAGCGCAACGTCTGAACGAGGCGTCTGAAGCAGGCGATGCCAAGGCTAGTCTGGCAATACTCCAACACGTACACGGCTGGACGGCCCGGCAGGAGATCAGTGTGGACGTCTATCAGAAGATCAGCGTCATCACGGCGCTTGAACAAGCCCGCGCAAGGGTGATCGAGGGGACGGTGATAGATGGCTGATAACAAGCTGGCTCCCCAAAGCAAGAACAGCCTCGAACAGTTTTGGTTCAATGAACCTGACTGGTCTGCTAAAGGTTTACCGATGAAAGGCCGCTCGACCTTTCTGCCCTTTCAAGACACGCTGCCGGGTTCAGTGATGAACCAGCGCAGTTGGGCGCTTCAAGCGCCCATTGCGGGTGCCATTAACATGCTCACCGCGCCGGGACGCGCAGCTACTGGCAGCGATCCGACCTTTAACCCCGAAGAAGAAGCCGCAAACTTTGCCCTGAGCGTGATGGGCGGCGGCATGGGCGCGTCAAGGGCGGCGCCCGCGCCCGCTGGTTCGTTGGGGATGAACGCCTTTCATCGCACAGCTATCCCCTTTGAGGGTAATTTTGCGCGTAACCGCCCTCAATCGCAAAATTCGTTTTCGGGGCCGGAAGGTTTTTATTTTTCCCGTCACTCTAAAGACCCAACTACGGACGTTTTTGGGCGCCACGTTATCCAAGCAGATGTCAAAGTTACAAACCCCGCGCCGGTATCACAAGTGTCTTTTGGTGTTGGCAACCATACTACCCCCCGCGCTGTGCTTCCAGTTACGCCAGTATGGGCTAAACTAAACAATATAGACCCTAAACAGGGCGGGTATGTAATTGCTAATAGCGTGGCAGATGCAATAGCAGGTAACACCGCGCGCCGCCCAAATACTTACGCTGAGTATGAACAACAGTTTTATTCCGCGTTAATGGACAAAAAAGTATTTAAGCTAGTGAACCCAGAAATATTAACCCCCGGCGACGTGTCTTTGCTCAAATTGCATGGTTATAACGGTTTTGAATACAAACGCCCGCAAACCGCTACTTCTAGTATGCCTTCTCAGATTGTTGCGCTTGACCCCGAACAAATTGTTCGCAAAGCCGCGTGGACTGAGCCTAAATAATGCAGTTACCAATCTATCAGTCTGAAGAAGAACAGCGGCTGATGGTCGAGTTGTGGTCGCCCGCGCTGGCGGACGACCCCGAGGCGTTTGTTCTCTTTGCCTTCCCTTGGGGCCAGAAGAACACACCGCTGCACAAGTTCAAAGGCCCACGCGCATGGCAACGGCAGGTCTTGCGGGACATCAAGGCGCACATTGCAGGCAACAAAGGCAAGGTGCAGATGGACACCCTGCGAGAGGCCGTTAGTAGCGGACGCGGAATTGGCAAGTCAGCCTTAGTATCTTGGCTGGTGCTGTGGATGCTGACCACCCGCATCGGCGGCAGCGTCATCATCAGCGCCAACTCGGAGAACCAGTTGCGCTCGGTAACCTGGGCCGAGCTGACCAAGTGGTCGGCTATGTCTATCAACAACCACTGGTTTGAGATCAGCGCGACCAAGCTGGTGCCGGCGCAGTGGCTGTGCGAGCTGGTCGAGCGCGACCTCAAGAAAGGCACACGTTACTGGGCCGCCGAGGGCAAGCTGTGGTCGGCGGAGAACCCCGACAGCTACGCAGGCGTGCATAACCAAGACGGCATGATGCTGATATTCGACGAATCATCAGGCATCCCTAACCCCATATGGGAGGTTGGCGCTGGGTTCTTCACCGAGAACACACCAGACCGCTATTGGTTTGCCTTCAGCAACCCGCGCCGCAACGAAGGTTACTTCTTTGAGTGTTTCCACGCCAAACGGGCGTTCTGGAACACCCGCAGCGTGGACGCAAGGACGGTGGAGGACACCGACAAGCAGGTTTACGAGCAGATCATTGCCGAATATGGCGAAGATAGCCCGCAGGCCAAGGTCGAGGTGTACGGTGAGTTCCCCGACGCGGGCGAGGATCAGTTCATCAAGCCCATGCTGGTCGAGGACGCCATGCAGCGGGAGCGGTGGAAGGACACAACTGCGCCTATAGTATTAGGTATCGACCCAGCCAGAGGCGGCGCTGACTCTACAGTGCTGGTGGTGCGCCAGGGGCGGGACATTGTGGCGATCAAACGCTACTCGGGCGAGGACACCATGACCATAGTCGGGCGGGTGATCGACGCAATCGAGGAATATAAGCCTATTTTGTCGGTTATTGACGAAGGCGGGCTTGGATACGGCATACTTGACAGGCTAACCGAGCAGCGTTATAAGGTGCGAGGGGTAAACTTTGGCTGGAAAGCCAAAAACTCTATTATGTGGGGCAACAAGCGGGCTGAAATGTGGGGGACCATGAAGGACTGGCTGAAAACAGCGTCCGTTCCAGTTGATCGGCAGTTAAAAG